TAATGCCAGCAGACTTAAACTGCATACAGAATTAATATTAATTCTAAACTCTAATAATGTCTATTTTCAACCCCCTGAGTCAATTAAAATTAATTACCCAGCAATTATATATTCTAGGATGGATGTGAATAATGTTCATGCCGACGATAATATATATAATCAAAAAGTTTCATATAAAGTAACTATTATTGATGAAGATCCAGATAGTGAAATTGTTGAAAAAATGACTCAATTCAAATATGCATCTTTTGATAGACATTATACAGCAAATGGGTTGAATCATGATCAATTTACAGTAGTATATTAAAAATAAAATCTTATAAGGAGAATACAAATATGAGTAAACTACAATGGGATCAATCAGGGCAAAAATTCTTTGAAACAGGTGTTTCTAAGGGTGTCCTATTTGTTAAGGATCCAACAACAGGTCTTTATGGAGCAGGTATACCATGGAATGGTTTAACCAATGTAACACAAAGTCCTACTGGAGCAGAACCATCAGCAATTTACGCTGATAACATTAAATATTTAAGTTTGTTATCGGTTGAAGAACTTGAAGCATCAATTGAAGCTTATACTTATCCAGATGCATTCGGTGAATGTGATGGAACAGCTGAAATTGGTGGAGCAGCATCTGGTGTTCGCATCGGACAACAACCACGTAAGACATTTGCGCTTGCATATCAATCAAAGATTGGTAATGATCTAAATCCAGATCTTGGATATAAGATTCACATCATCTATGGATGCTTAGCAGGCCCAAGTGAAAGATCACATGATACAGTTAATGATAGTCCAGAAGCAATGACATTCAGTTGGGATCTTACAACTACTCCAGTAGAAGTAGAAGGTATGAAACCAACCGCATCAATTGAAATTGATTCAACAAAGGTTGATGCTGGCGTTTTAACAAGTATTGAAGAATCACTTTATGGTACCGATCTTGCTGAATCAGCATTATTAATGCCTTCAGAAATCATTGATTTATTAGTACCATAAACGTAATTATTAAAAATCATTTGAATTTATAAATTAAAGGGATTGTAAGTTTATTGCAGTCCCTTTTATTTTTTTAAAAAAATATTAAAAAAAATAAGGAGAACTAAGAAAAATGTTAGTAAAAAAAGTAACTTATACCGATTATAAAGGTGTAGAAAGAACAGAAGAATTATATTTTAACTTAACAAAGGCTGAAGTTGCAGAAATGGAACTAAGTCATACAGGTGGATTATCTGAACACATTAAGAAGATTATTTCAGCACAAGATGGTGGACAAATTATATCTTTATTTAAAGAGTTAATTTTAAAATCTTATGGTGTTGTATCAGATGATGGAAAAAGATTTATTAAAAATGAACAATTGAGAGAAGAGTTCTCACAAACAGAAGCATATTCTGATTTGTTCATGGAACTTGCGAGCGATGCTGACGCAGCATCAGCGTTTGTAAATGGAATTATTCCAAAAGTTGATGCACCAGTAAAAAAATAAAACATTAAACTAAAGGAGAAAAGGGAATGCTTACAATAACTATACCTGCACAAAAATTGTGGGATAATAAAAAAGAAGAGTTTGTTTACACAAAAGAATGTACACTTACATTAGAGCATTCCCTAGTCTCTATTTCAAAATGGGAATCGAAGTGGCACAAACCTTTTATTAGTGATAATAAAAAAACAACAGAAGAAACTATAGATTATGTAAAACATATGACAATTACACAAAATGTTGATCAGATGGTATATGATTTATTAACTGAATATAATTTTAGGCAAATAAGTGAATACATAGATAATAAAATGACCGCAACTTGGTTCAGTGAATCAAAAGAAGTCAATAATGCGCCAAAGAAAAAAGAAGTAATAACTAGTGAGTTAATTTATTATTGGATGATATCGTTAGAAATACCATTTGAGTGTCAGAAATGGCATTTAAATAGATTGATGACTTTGATAAAAGTTTGTAATGCAAAAGCAAAAGCGGCAAATGCAAAACCTCCAAAGAATACAAAGAAATCATTAGCTAGTCGTGCAGAAATTAATGCAGCAAGAAGAAAGGCGCTTGGAACTTCTGGATAAAAAAAATAAAGGGGACTTCGCGATATGTTGAAAGTAAAAAGCCGTGGCAATTGGGATAGGACCGATAAGTTTTTTAAGAAGTCCATAAAGATTACTAAATTTAAGAATATTCCGCTGTTTGCAGAAACATGCATAGAGCGTTTAAAAGAAGCAACTCCAAAAGATTCTGGAATAACAGCCGAATCTTGGGGTTACGAAATTATACAAACAAAAAACAAAAGTTTATTAAATATTTATAATACAAATATTCAAAATGGTGTAAAAATTGTACTATTATTGGAATTTGGGCATGCAACAGCTAGTGGTTCTTGGGTTGAAGGAAAACAGTTTGTTGGAAAAGCAACACAAGATGCTTATAATCAGATTTTAAATGATGCGTGGAAGGAGTTGAAAAGACTATGAGTAGATTTGTAGATGAGCGCGTTGTTGAGATGTCGTTTGACAACAAGCGATTTGAATCAAATGTAAAAACGAGTATGAATACAATTAATGATCTTAAAAATAGTTTGGACTTCTCCGGAACTGCTAATAAGATTAATGGTGAACTAGGTGGTATAAATGTAAGTGGTTTATCAGGCGCAATCCTTGGTGCAAAAAATAGTTTTACAGCATTTGAAATAGCAGCGATTGCTGCAATTGCTAATATTACTAATCGTGTTATTGATTTAGGTATTCAGATGATAAAATCTCTGAGTACAGATCAAATAGGAGCTGGTTGGAATAAGTTTGCTGAATCATCAATTAGTGAATTTACATTATTAGCACAAGGTTTTAGTCAAGAAAGTATTACTGATACATTGGCTAAATTAGCATGGTATTCAGATGAAACATCATACTCATTTACAAGTATGGTTGATAATATGTCTAAGTTTACAGCAACCGGTCAAGGACTTGAAGAATCTTCTAAAGCAATGATTGGTATTGCAAACTGGGCAGCATTAGCTGGTCAAAATACAGATGTTGCATCAAGAGCGATGTATCAACTATCTCAAGCAATGGGTGCTGGATATATTAGATTAATGGATTGGAAATCAATACAAAATGCTAATATGGACACAAAGGAATTTAGAGAAACTGCATTAGCAACAGCAGTTGCAATGGGTCAACTCACTCAAAATATTGATGGAACTTATACAACATTAAGTGGTAAAACATTTAGTATTGAACAATTTACAACAGAACTTGATGAATTATGGTTTACATCAGATGTTTTAATGAGTACTCTTGATAAATATGCGTCAGGTGCTGATAAGTTATATGATAATATTGTTAATGATGACTCTATTAATACAGCAGCAGAAGCTATTGATAAATATGGTAAAGATTTAAATGAGTTTGAATTAAAGGCGTTTTTAGCAGCACAGGAAGCTAGAACATTTAAAGATGCAATTGTTGCTGTAAAGGATGCTGTTTCATCTGGTTGGATGAATATATTTAAAGAGATATTTGGTCAAGTTGCAGAAGCAAAAATACTTTGGAGTGATTTGGCTAGCGAATTATATGATGTATTTATGGATGGTATGTGGACAAAAATAGATATATTAAGTATCTGGGCAGATAATGCTGGAAGAGATGATCTCTTTGCCAATACTGAAGAAAATACAGGGGCTTTCTGGAATCTATTTAATGCAATAAAAGCAATAAAAGATTTGATTGGCGGTGCTTGGCAACAAGTATTTGGATTTTCTGATTTGGAAGAATATGATGAGCGTATTAATGACATAGCAACAAAACTAAAAACCCTAACAACTAATTTAAAGAATTGGACTAGTGGTTTATTTCTATCGTCTCAAGCCACAGAAGCACTAACGAATATTTTTACTGGGCTATTTTCCGTTTTAAAAATTCTTGGTAAAACATTTATTGCTGTATTTAAAGGATTTTATCCTGTATTTGAAATTTTAAGAGACGCAGCGACATATTTATTAGGAGCACTAGGAATTGTTGGTAAAGAGATAACAGAATTTTCAGAAAACACAAGCATATTTACACAAATAACAAAAAACCTACAACTATTTTTTAATACAATTATTGATTTTGTAAAAAGTCTTAATTTAGTTGAGGGTATAACAAAATTTATTAATTCGTTTAAAGAATCTTTAAACGAAGTTCTTGGTGAAACAGGCAAAACAATAAAACCACTTAATATTCTTAAAGGAATTGTCTTAAGTCTAGCAGCAGCATTTAAATGGCTTGGAAATTTAATCAACACGTATATTGTTCCAATATTACCAAAATTATTTGATGGTTTGGCTAATGGATTAGGATGGGTTGTTGGAAAAATAGTATTATTTATTGTTAAGTTACAAGAACTAGGTAGTGCATTTGTAGAGTGGGCTAAAAATAATGATAAAATTCAAAATGGATTAGAATTTTTAAAGAAGGCATTTACTTCGATAGGTAGTGCTTTTAAAAAAGTAACAGAATACATTAAAAACTTTTTCTCATCATTCTCTAAACAGAACACAGAAGATATTGATAATTACCCAAATGATGTTGTTGAAAAACTAACACCATTAGAGATATTTATTAAAGGATTGGTAAATTTATTCTCTGGATTATGGCATGTTATTCAATCAATTATTCCAGTCGTTGGTGCTCTATTTTCATTAATAGGTAAAGCATTAACTTGGGTAGGAGATAAATTAAAAGCAATATTTTCAACCAGCGATGGTGGCGTCAATATTGGTAAAATATTTACAACTGGCTTTTGGGCATTAGTTGTAGTTGGTATTATTAGATTTGCAGAAATGTTAAGATCAGTTACTCAAGTATTTAGAGATGCATTTGATGGTGTGTTTGATTATTTTAACTCAAAAGCAATGCAACAATATATGGAAGCTATAAAAACAATGGCTGTTAGTATTCTCATGATGGTTGGTGCTCTATTAATATTAGGATCCATGGATACATCAGTTTTAACTAAAGCAACCATTGCATTAACTTCATTAGTTGGTATGATAGTAACTGTTATGTTATTAATGAAAAATTTAGTTGTTGGTACATCAACGGTATCAGGAACAATATTTTCAAAAGGTAGAAAAGTTGTATCAACGATGTCTAATTTAGCAGGTCTTGGTGCTGCATTTATTGGGTTAGGATCAGCAATATTATTACTAGCAGTAGCATTAAAAATGCTTACTAAAATTGATACCGAAAAAATGTTATACAGTTTAGGAATATTAGCTGTAATGATGGGCATGCTTATTGGTGTTATGAAAATTGTTGGTAAGACTGAAAAGGGTGTAAACAAAGCAGTTAAATCAATGGTTAAAGTAGCTATTTCAGTAGCATTGCTAGCAAGACCACTACAAACAATCGGTAATATTGATACTGCTGTTGGTATAAAAGGATTAATTGGTATAGGTTTATTAATGAGTATATTAGTTGGATTTTCAAGATTTTCAAAAGCAATTAATAAATCAGAGAAACCTATATTTGGTATGATAGAAATGGCATTTGCCTTAACGCTATTAATAGTTCCATTAAAAATTATAGGAAGTATGAGTTTAGGTAATATTGGTAAATCATTGGGAACTTTGGCAATAGTATTTGCTATGTTTGTAGCAATTAATAAGATTTTAGGTAAACAGCTAACCGAAGCAAGAATGAAAAACATGACTAGATTGGCTTGGTCTATGGTTCCGATGGCTATTGGATTAGCAGCATTGGGTTTATCATTGGGATTAGTTGGAAGTATTCGTTGGACGAAATTAGCAATTGGTTTAGGTGCAAGCATCAGTGTATTTGCTATGTTTATTGCCATTAATAAAATTTTAGGTAAACAGTTAACAAAACCAAGAATACAAAATATGACCAGAATGATATATGGTCTAACTGTAATGTCTATTGGTTTAATGGCTTTTGGGGTTGCATTATCTGGTATAGGCTCTATTCCTTGGCAAAAGATACTAATTGGACTAGGAACAATCACTGTCGTGTTTGGATTATTAGCTGGTATGGTTAAATTGATGGGTTTAATAGGTGTTAATAATTGGACTTTATTGGCTTTAGCTGGGACTCTTGTTATATTATCGGGAGGAATCTTATTATTCAGCATAGCACTCCTTGCTATTGGTTCGATACCACTTAAAACAATTGGTATCGGTTTGTTAGCAATTGTTGGTATATTTGCGGTTCTTGCTCTTGCAGGATTTTTGTTACAACCGTTAATTCCAATATTATTAGCATTAGCAGCAACGTTTACAATATTTGCAGTTGGTGTATTTTTATTAGCAACATCCTTAACATTACTAGCCGGATTGGCAACTGTTTCGGCAGCAGTTCTTGGGGCAGGTCTGTTGGCAATTGCTGAAGCAGTTATTATAGCAGCACCATTAATTATGAAAGCATTTCTTATTTTAATTGAGGGATTAATAGATATTTTTATAAAAGTTACACCTAAAATAGTAAAAGTGCTTAAGACATTTATTTTAGAATTATTAAATGGTATAAAGGAAGTATTTCCTGTATTATTAGATACAGTTGGAAATTTATTAGTTGGAATTGTTCAGAAAATTGCTGAAATTTTTCCACTTATTATACAATCGTTAATTACAATGTTAACCGATTTATTGGAAGCAATAGTTAATATTTTCCCAACAGTAACTGCAACATTAATGTCCATGTTAATAACAATGTTGGATACATTGATTGAAAATATTCCAGAATTTGTTAATAAATTAGTTGATTTATTTATAGGAATAATTCAAGCATTGACACTTAGATTACCAGAAATAATGATAGAACTTGCTAATTTAATGATAGCATTTGTAAACGGTGCTGTTGATGCAATTATACTAATGGTTCCAGCAATGGTTAATGCAGGGTTTAATTTAATTATAGGTCTTCTTGATGGTCTTGGAACAGCAATAGTTGAAAGAGCACCAGAATTAAGAGAGGCAATCATAACATTCTGTGATAATATTTGGCAAGCAATATTGTTATTCTTTGGTATTAATTCACCATCCACAAAAATGATGGAAGTTGCTGGAAATTTAATTTCTGGCTTATTAAAAGGTTTATGGGATGGTTTAACAGGGATGATAGAAGATATTGGCGAATGGATAGGAGATGTTCTTGAAAGTATTGGTACATTCTTTAAAGGTGCTGTAGATAAAGGTAAAGAATTATTTGAAAACATAAAGGATGGAGCTAAGAAAGCTTGGGAAAAAACTGCTGGTGTACGAGACTGGATTAAAGAAAAGGCAAGCGCAATAGTTGGTTATTTTTCAGAGAAAGGAACTTCCATATACAATAAAGGTAAAGAATTATTTGAGGGCTTAAAAGACGGTATGAAAAATATTTGGGATAAAACTGCTGGTGTACGAGACTGGATTAAAGAAAAGGCAAGCGCAATAGCTGGTTATTTTTCAGAAAAATATAATTCATTAAAAGAAGTAGGCGGATACTTAATGGCCGGAATAAAATCTGGTTTAGAAACAGGTGGAGAGAAGCTTAAAACTACAGTTGAGAAAGCTGCAAACGATGTTGTTAGTTGGTTTAAAAAAATATTTGGAATTAATTCACCATCAAAAGTATTTGCTGAAATGGGTATGTTTCTTGACCTAGGTCTTGCAAAAGGTATTAATGATAACACGGACAACGCATATGATGCAGCAGAAGGACTTGCAAATGATACTGCAGAAGGATTTGAAAAAGCTGGTTTAGCAAAAGTTCTTAGTGATTTGAATAGTTCATTAGAATCAGACTTTGATAATGAAATTGTTTTAAGACCAGTGTTAGATTTATCAGAAATTCAAAATGGAAAAAATAGATTATATAGTATGATTGGTGATATGGATTCATATAACATTTCAGGTTCTAATACAATTGCTAATAGAACTCGTGATGAAATAAATTCAAAACCAAAAGTAACAAAAGATTCACAAAGTGCAATTGAAAATGATAAAAATGCTCCGGTGGAAGTTATGAACAATACTTTCAATATTACAGGAACAGATCCAAAGGCAATTGCAGATGAAGTTTCAAGAGTTTTACAAATTCAAATAGATAGGAGAAAGGCAAAATGGGCAACTTAACCTTTAATGGTATTACCATTCTTGATACCGATCCTAATCCTGATGATTCAATGATCGTGGGGGTTGTAATTCAGACCCCCCCGGTTTATGAATTTCCATCAAAGAGGGTCGATGTTATACAAATTCAAGGAAAAAATGGAGACATTATAATTGATAAAAATTCTTATAACAATGTTGTAAGAGAGTATAATATTGCATCAGTATTTGGTAGCGCTGCTAATTTTATACCAAAAGTTCGTAAATTAGTTGATTGGTTAACATCTGCAAATGGTTATGCTAGATTAGAAGACTCGTATGAGCCCGACTATTTTCGCCTTGCAATGTTTAGATCAGGTGGGCAATTACCAAACTTTTATGATCAAGCAACTGCATTTGCATTAAAATTTGAATGTAAACCACAAAGATTTTTGAAAAGTGGAGAAAATTCAATAAATATTTCATCAAATGCAATAAATCAAATAATTACAAATGACAATAAACAGATAGCATTACCAAAAATAACTATTCCTCAAGCTGCGGCTATAATAACTATATCTGTAATAAATGACGATTATCCAGAAGCTGCAACAACAATCACATTAGCTGCTGATATTGGAGAGGATACAATTCTGGATTCAGAATTACAAGATGCATATACAGCTACTAGATATGTTAATAATAAAGTTATGACAACAAATGGATTTATTAAATTATATCCTGGTGATAATAAAATAACAGTAACTGGCGCAACAAGTAATCTAACACTTATTCCAAATTGGTGGGTGCTATAATGATAAGAATATATGATAAAGAAGAATTAGAATTTTTAAGTCTTGGACTTGGAAGTTTAGATGAAGCAATGGCCGCGGTTGTTGCAGAAGAATTAAATGGGTCCTATGAACTTGAATTAGAGTATCCAATCATAGGTAAACATTATGATAAATTACAGTTAAGAAATATTATATTTTGTAAACCAAATATGTATTCCGATGAAGAACCATTTAGGATTTATTCGATAACAAAACCAATTAATGGTAGGGTTACTGTTAATGCAGCACATATATCGTATGATGCAAGTGGTGTTGTTATTAAACCAAAAAGAAATACCGAAACAAACGAAATTATTTCATTTGGTGAATTTAGTGAATCAGATGAAGGATATTTATTATCATCTGTATTAAGTGACATTAATGATTCGTCACCATTAACAAATAGATTTAAATTAATTAAAGGTGATGATAAAGAAAATGTTATTAAAGAAAATGGCTATAAAATACCAAATCCAATGAGTTTAAGATCGATTCTTGGTGGACATGAGGGATCATTACTTGATGAATACAAGGGCGAATATGAATTTAATAGATTTAATATTTACTTAAAAAATAAGCGTGGAATTGATAGAGGAATTACAATACGTTATGGAAAAAATTTAACAGATTTAGAACATGAATCGGAAGGATCTAAGCTTTATACAGGGATATTTCCGTTCTATTCAAAAAAATATACTGAGTCAGTAACTAATACCAATTCAATTTTTCAACCAGCCTATGTTTTACCAGATGTAACTCCATTAAGAGCAGACTGGTTAACTGTTGAATTTTTTAATGCTGAATCTTTTGTTGGTGACACATTACCGAAAGCATTGAATCCAGTAGTTGAAACTGTAAATGTAATAGTTGATGAGGTTGGAACATTAGCAACAAGATATGTTGCAATAGTTGTAAAAACAGAGGGTTCTGAGTTTGAAGATAAAGTTTATATTTTTAGAAAGAACACTGTAGAATCCGGAAATTTAATAGACGCATATATTAATACACTAGATGAATCTGGTAATATTACTGGACTAAAGTATAAAAGTGGAGTTCCAATAACAGCGGTATTTGGTAATATTTATATTATTAAAGATGAAGGAACTGATTATTATAATAAAAAAATAATTTATGATAAATCTGAGTATGTTATATATGATCGCGATGGGTTCTATGTTGAAGTTATTGATGCAAGAACTGTAGAAGATATTCATCCGTTTACACAGTATCAAATACCGCTATCAACTGTTATTTTACTACCAACTAATAGAATAAGTTGGAATGAAAATACTAGTTTATGGGAAGAAGATCCTTATGGTGAGATATATGTATATCCAATCAAACCAAATGTTAGTACAGTATCTTCTGAAAAATATGTGTATTTAGATTTATTAGATGGAAATGATTTAGAAATTGAAGTTGGTTCAGATATTGTTTTTGATCCAACATCAGGTATATTATATATTAATCAAGAATTAAAAGATCGAGAAGTACAAAATATACTTACTTTAGATATGACATCCGATCTTGACAAAATTGAAAATACAGAACCAGGGACAATGACACAAGAGATGTTATTTAATAAGGCGGAACAATATTTAAAGGATAATGATTACACTGAAATTAAAGAAACAATAACTGTTTCATTTATTCAAATGTCAAATAGTCCAGAGTATAAACAATTTAAAGATCTTGAAGTTGTTCAACTTGGTGATGAAATTACTGTTATATATGAAAATCTTGGTGTAAATACAAAAAGAAGAGTTATATATACGGAATATGATGTCCTTACAAACTCATATTCAGAGATTGAACTTGGCGATAAAGCTGGAACAATAACAAATAATGTTATATCAACTGGTGATAATATATCATCACTAAAAAATGATGCTGATTTTGCAAATAGACAGTATATTGTAGAATTAATTGCAGAAAATGCAAACATTATAAATGCAGAAATACAGAATGCAATAATTAAAACATTAGAAGTTGCTAAAATAAATGTATCTGGATTATTAGAAGCCTCATCTGGCTCGATTGATCAATTAGTTGCAGGAATGTTATCGGCAGATAATGCCGCTATTGCAAATGCTTTAGTCGCAGGAACAGTTAGAGTAAAAGGCGATCTTACTATGGATAGTGGATCAATAACAATAAATAAAATTCAAAATGATGATTATATTAGTACTTATATTGTTGAAAATGCTATTAATATGAGTAAAGACTGGTTAACTGATAGTAATATTCCTGTACCAGGATGGGTTTATATTACATACTCAACATCTCAGATACTTGGAGATGTTAATGTCGATGCTAGCCAAGATGTTGATGGCCTTGATCAAGCAATTGAATTTATTAATACAAATTATCATGCTAGTTCATATGGTTATGGTGATACACTTGTGTTAAAGGATATTAATAATGTTTATATTGCATTTGAATGCCAACCAGTTCAACAAGCATCAATAGATCCAACGACTTATCCAGAAGGAACACTGTTTAAAGTTTTTACAGATGGATATTATAAGGATAAAATTTATAAATGGAATTTTACACTTGGTATGTATAAACTTGTTAGCACTTATGTATTTAATGTCGATAGTCAAGGGAATGTTGTTGCAAATTCATTAATAATTACAGGTGGAGAAATTGAAATTGGTGATAATTTCTATGTATCTAATGAAGGAATTTTAACAGCAAAGGGTATAAAAATTATTGATGGTGAAATAAGTATTAAAAATAAATTTCTTGTTGATGCCGCTGGTAATGTTAGTGCTCAAAATATGACCGTCAATGATATTTTAGCTGAAAAAATAGAATCAGATGAGGTAAAAACAAAAGAGGCTATTGTTGATAGACTTTATTTATTAGCTGATAAAAACATATACATTGAACGCGTGACGGAAGATGATACTCAAGCAATATCGCACACTGTTAATGTTTCAGCATCTGCAATGCTATTTCAAGACAATAATATACTATATATTGGAGTTCAAGCAATAGCAGATGTTGCTTTATATTATGATAAAAATTTTATTATTACAGTTACATATAAAGATATGAACAATTATGTATATACAACAGATATTCCGGTAACAATTACTGCTGGTCAAACTAGTGGTAGTTCCGGTGATATAATATCAGTATCAGGAATGCAACAATATACTATAGACAATAAGGTTGCTGTGTTTCCAATAAGATATTCAGAATCAATGATCACAGGAACAGTAACAAATAAAGTAGTTTTAGTAATGAATGGTATAAGTTATGACATCATTACGGGTGTTGTTGCTGGTGAAACATTAACGTTTACAGCTCAAGAAGATGCACCAGATACAACAAATCTTAAAGATCAAAGCCTATGGTTTGATATTGATTAAAAAAAATATTAAAAAAAAAAATAAGGAGAATTTAGAAAATGACTATTATAATTATGGCAAGAAAACTTGTAAATGGAAAATGGTTTAATATTGATGGAAATGAAATTTATTCGGTTGACCAATTGATTGAGTTTCAAAATGGTCAAATGTTTAAAGTACAATCGATTAAAGGTCCAAACATAACCTTGGAATTGGTGGTAGAAAATAATGGATAATCAATATTCAAAAGTAAAAAAAGATATTTTAATACAAAAACTTGAGCAGCTTGAGCAAGATGCAATAGCAAACTCAAAAAAACTTGCAGAATTTGATTCTTTAAAGTTAAAGTATGATATTTTGAAAGGTGCAAGAAATGAAGATAAAGAAGCTGTGCTTACAGCGAAAAAAATAGTAGAGGATTATAAGAATAAAGAACTTCAACTGGTTCAAACATTTAAAGAGCAAATGAAACAAGTTCAACAAAATGATTTGGAACAAAAACAAACAATTTTAACATTATTTGAGATGATGGATAATGCGATATCTCAACAAATATTTTATTATAATAAATTTAAAGGTTTGTTTGTTAGTATGAATTCTAATCCAGTTGATGAAAATCTAAAACAATAAAAAGGAGGATTTAAATAATGGCAACATATAATGGTACATTAAAAAAATGGAATCAAGCAGGAGCTGCTTGGGATGTATTATATCCAAAGACTACAGCAGAAAATATTATTTCCGGAACACTTGATGCAGCTCGCATTCCATCATTAGATGCTGGTAAAATTGGATCGGGTACACTTGATGCAGCTCGCATTCCAACATTAGATGCGGCAAAGATTGGATCGGGTACACTTAATGTGGCTCGTATTCCATCATTAGATGCTGGTGAAATTGGATCGGGTACACTTGATGCGGCTCGCATTCCATCATTAGATGCGGCAAAGATTGGATC